AGAGGCGAGGAGTAACAGAGCCGACATCATTAGCCCATTTTTCAACCAGTGGTGTAATATCTGCTTCTATATTTTCCGTACCATTTTCAAAGTAAATTTTGTAAACTGCGTTTGGGTCGTCATCTAAACTTAGAAAATCACCTCCTTTGTTCTGCCACGAACCGGTTGTCCCTCCGAAATCCCATGTAGACCCTTTTTTTCCATATGTTAGATCTGTGTACTGCTCCATATCAAGACCAGTGCCCTCTTCCCAGCTTCTTGTAAGAGCTTGCGCCATTAAGTAAAAATCTTTCGGTAATGTTTGGCTGTGTGGTGCGTTAAACATTTTTAAATAAAAACTCACACTCCCACTTCTAGGTATCGCACTTGAACTACGATCTGTCTGAATATCCTCAATCGGAAACTTAATCAGTGCTCGTGATAGTTCAGAAGATAATCCTACTATTGCAGATCCACTTGCTTGTCCATAAATAGAAAACACCTCTAAAACATCAGCGCCGCCCATGTTTGATCCCGTACCTCTGGTAGACAGATCGGCTTTATAAGCGTTTGTTATTGTTGTGTCTGCATCAGCAAAATATCTTTTAATAGCCATTATTTAACTGCTCCCTCTATATCATTACTTGGGAATTTCATTTCCATACATACATTATCTGGAACATTTAAATATCTTGCATCTGCCGACATATTCTCGGAAAATGAATAAGTTGTGTCTGAATAACTGCCTCCGACTTTTCTAACAAACTCCACATTGTACACATCAACTACTCCATCTAGTTTATTGAGTATAGAATAAATATCAGTTATGTAAAGTGGTTCGCCAAAATATCGTGGATATGTATAATAATTAGCTATTGCAGCACTGGCTCTTGATAAAACATCATACTTATTGAATTCTGGATCGGAGATAAGTGCATATTTTACTCCATAGTTAACAATTCTTCCGTCGAGAATGTCAACGGTATCATTAGCCATTTTAACTTTATCAATCCACACTTTTAAGTTTTCTTTTAGCAGAGTGCTTGCCCTTGCCAGAGTCCCATTAGAATTTTCCGCAAGAATGTATAGATTTAGATTTCTCTTGAAAGAGTCAGAATCTTTTAAAACTTTACACCTTTTTATTCCTCCAAACTGAGGAGGCATCGCGTATACCAAAGATTCATAATCTTTCGATGTGACCGCCCTATTTTGGGTAGCAAAAAAATCACCTGCTCGCCTTCTAATTTCTGACGCGTCTGGAGTTGAAATTCCTCCAACTACCGGCTCATAGTTGTATGCCTCAAAAGAAGAGCGAACCCTGTTGGCTATTGATGGGTCTATTTTACTCGAATCTGGGAAGTCAGCGATGGCTCTTGTAACCCTTTTAAGAGAGCCAGCAGATGCATTAGCTGTAGCTGAGGTGTTTACCCGATATGTTATGATTAAATTAGTGTCAGAAGGACCAACACCAAATTTGTCTGTGTCTAGTAACCTAGAGGGATCAAATGATGTGTCAGATATATATGTTCTTCCTGATTTGTCAAGAACCAAATTAGATGGCTCTGCAACTGAGTCTGACGTAATTTCAGAATCTGACCCATAGCCAAACTGTAAGAAAGACCTGTTTCCTTCTTGTTCGAGTACAAAACGACGAGGAACAACAAAAGGCTTTAAGATGGATGTTACTTGGTTAGTGGCGTTTCCTGTTCTATTGGCTACTTCTTTGTATAAAACGTTTTGAGAAAGATAGTCGACCTGATAATACTGGTGCCCTTGGTCATCGTAGACAGATAAAATTTCTGCCACTCGTGTACTAGAGAGTTGTACCTTCTTGAACCGCTCAAAAGAACCCGCCGTCTTTCTTTCGACAAGTATTTTTCCAGAGACCACCTTGCCAACTGCCTTTACTGCATATTCTGTAGGTACTCCAGTATCGTTGTTGACTCTACCTGCTACAACTTCATTGGCTAAGTTGCCAAAATTAATATCTTCCATCAGGATAAACGCAGCGCCCGATTCAGATGATAGCTCTGTTCCTCTTTTTAAAATCGGCATATAATTCATATTTGGTCCGAGTCCAAGAGAGTTCGCTGGGACCAAGCAAAAAAAGTTACAATATCCAGTTGAACTTGGACTGCCAACATGTTTGTACCCCAGTTGACGAGCGTGCCTAATTACATTGGATCGTTCCGTTGCAGTATCAAAAAAAGACTCATTTGCCTGATAGTCTAGGTAAAAAGATAAGTTGTCGCCGACATAGGAAACCATATCTAGCATGAGCGCACCAAAAGAAGCCTCGTTGAAATCACGGAAAGTTTCAGGATAATATCTTTTCGCGTATTGAACTAGCTCATTTTTAATTGAGTCGAAGTCTCTAGCCGTATAATTGATAGGCGTAATTCTTTTTGCCATGTGATGCCACCTCTATGCTTAATTAGTATGTCATGAAGAAATAGGTATGGTTAGTACGGCACCTATAGCTAAAGGCACAATCTCGTATGTTACCGTGATTGACAGCAGGTTATCAACTATTGATCCTCCGTCTTGGCTACTTACTGACTCTCCCCCGTCAAAAACTAAGCTTTTAACTTGTATATAGGGTAAATATTTTCTTATTTGGTTATAGGATCTAGATCTTATATCCCCAAGTGTTTGCTCTACATAAGGTTCAAAAAGATAATTTCTAATGCCAATTCCAAAATTGATGTCCATAATTCTTTCGCCGGGGCATGTCAAAAAAAGCATTTTTAAATTCTGTTGCGCTACTGACTCAAGTGTTTTTAATAAAGCATATTCTCCGTCTTCTTTAGAAACCGAGAGAGGTAAAGATGGTGCATATCCAACTGCCATTGTTTTTTCTCCTGTTTACGGGCACAATTCATCGTTTTTATCTGTTGGCTTCCTCACCTCTTTCGACAGCTTCCACCATAAGATATCTAGTTGGATGTCCCACTTATTTCTGTTTTTCTCTTTACTTGCCTGCTCTAATTCTTCGTTTTGCCACTCAAGGTCGGTTCCGTGATAATAGCTCAAGAACACTCTTCTCGCTTGCTTTTTGGAATCTTCAAACATTTTTCTGTTCCAAGTTCGGAAACCTTGGAAGAAGCCAATCCAGTTTCCTCCATTTTTCTCCCAACCATCTTGCTCCCAGCCAAGAGAAGGCAAGAAGTTTATTACACTATACATGGCAGTCCATGTGGCGATCTTCTTAAGGGGAACACACGTTTCAAATATCATTTTGTAACTATCAGTATTGGCAAGGTTTTCCTTCAAGCACTGAGTGTTCTCTTCAGAGTCTAGTTCACTTGAAGCCAAGCCTGCCAATTCGCTTACTGACGCATATTGCGAAAGATCAAAATCAATTTCAGTTGCAGCCAATGGCACAAAAATAGCGTTCTCTCCTGTTGGTCCTACGGCTACTTTAAATGCTTTTTCTTGCATCATAGCTTGCTCGCTGATGCTTTCTATTGGAAAATCACTTTCGGTGATCGACGTTCCGCTATAGTGTTTATTATCAAATGGGCGAGTGACATCTAAAGAGTCATACGGAGCCGTTGCAAAACATATTCTAAGACCCATACGAATGTTTTTGAAAATATCAGAGGGGGTTGCATTACCTATATCTGAATTATTAGCACACAATAAAATAAACTCATCAGCCGATAAAACTCCTTTTAACCTATCCTCTCGGTTATCAACAGAGCTAATGCCAGATCCTTCATCCTTTTCAATAATACGAATATACTTTTCCACCCTAAAAGGGCTAAAGCCATTTATCGATTTCACCTCATCAGTGCCGCCAGATTTAACTTCAATTACCGGGTGTGAGTTATAAATAAACTCCTTATCTCGACCAAGACCCTGAAGTATGTTGGAGCCTGCGCCGGGCAGTCCATTCCACGGGATGCTCTCTGCGGTTCTTGAATCTCCGATATCTGCAAACCAAGGCGAACTTAACATTAAGTCTGTGTGAATATTCGAGATCTGTGCCCCGTTAGGGTTAACTGCATCTTGGAACTTAGTGGTCATTTTCTGCAACTCTTCTAATATGAATCGGCTTAATAAAGTTTTAATGCCGGGAACACCTTGCTCTTTTTCTTCCTTCAGTGCTGCTTCGACCTCTTCGTATAATGAATTGTTATATGCGGACTTTAAAATGCCAGTGGGTCTTGTCCTGTTCCATGCTAATTGGCGAGCGTTCAAGTTGTTGAGAGCTTTCTGCTCTTCTACTGTTGGAGTTATTAATCCCGCATCCACTTGTCTGCCGAACATTTGTACAACCTGTTCCATAAACTTGTAATAATATTTTCTACTTGGCAAGCCCCAGACGCCCTGTAGTTGTAGGTCGCTGTCCATTACACTCGCGATGTAATTGGCTATTTGCAAGTCAAAGCATTCTGCTCCAAACATTTTAAACACAGGCAAGCCTTTTAATATAGTCTCTACCGCGTAAATTCTAATCACTGCGTAGATTGCTGTATCAACACCAGCAGCGCTAGCTTTGTCAAAGACTTCGCTATACGGCATCGCCCATGCACATTCAGAAGTAGGTCTGGCTTTCAGGCGCTCATCCTCTTTATATTTATTATATAACTCGTCTTGTTGAGTTGCTAAATCCTCAAAGTCAACAAGCGGTCCTTTTGGTGAAGACCCATCTAATGGGTCACATGCATCCCACTCAGGTATCAATTTGTCCATCATATCTAGCCAGCCATCTCTAGATGGATTTTTAAAATAATAAGGTGGGTTCTTTTCATTGCCTCCAAATCTTTCATAAATCTCTTCAGCAGTTATATCATTAGCTTCTAAGAACTCTGGCGTGTCTAAGAACACCTGCTCCGGGTATTGGTTTTCATTATAGCCAAACAGATACCTCTCTGTATCCTTGGTCTGCCTAGCTCCACTCTTAGCATTGGTTGCAGCCCACATCATTACTTTTCTCATGTAAAAATCGGGGATGTTTCTCATAGCAGTGCTAAGGAAGCTTCTCATATTTGTAAAATCTGGGTCGCTATCGGAAGCCTCTCCCCATACTTTCTCAACATACTTAGTAAACGCTGCCACCGGGAGGGGTTCGTTTTGTAGCATGTCTTCTAGATCAAGACTGCTAAGAAGGCTTTGAGTGCCACTCGACAAATCAGAGGTAACCGAGAATTCTGCAAGTGTTTCCACTTCTTCACCCCCAAGGACTTCTTTTACAGATATTTTTGTTGTGTCTAAAGAAGACCAAGAGCCGTCGTCTTGGTCGGCGGCGTCGATTACAATTCTAGTGC